ATTGTTTCATTTTTCTATACTCATTACCTACTTGACTATATATTCTTTTTATATCTTCTCTGTACATTCCCATTATTTCATACCTTTATTTTTAAAATCTACAGCTATAACATTATCATAGTTTTTATGTTTTTTGTAAATAGTTTTATTGTAATCAATTAAATAGTTTTCCATAATTGTAGCAACATGTGGATGATCATCCATAACTGGAATAGCACATGAAACTAGTTGAGCGAGATGAAGTAATGCAATCCTACTGTCTTCATCTAATTTAGATTCAGGATTACATATTATATTAAGCTCTACGTCACCACCCCAATAGTTTTTATCTACTCTTGGTTTTAACTCTATATAAATAGCGTCTTTGTTTCTTTTAAATATACTCATTTTTTTCCTCTCTTTATTTTTCTACCTGAAAATTTAATAAACTTCAAGTGGTTATTTTTCCCTTTTTCTTTAAGCCAATCTTCTGGTATTATTCTGTCGTAATATCTAAAACCATGTTTAGTACACCACATACCATAAGTTGACCTTGAACCTTTATATAATTTTGAATTACTGTTTGTAAATACAAAACGAATATCTAAGTTAGGATGTTGTTTTTTTATAGCTAAATGTTTTCTTCTATCTGTAGCTATAAACCTTCCTTTTGTTTCAATGATTATACCATTGCCTAATATAAAATCAGGGGTATAGGTGCGATAACACAAGTCTTCCCATTCTATCTTGATACTTTCGTATTCAAAATTGGATTTGCACTTTAGGAGGAGTTGTGCAATCTTGTGCTCTAAACCACTCCTATACCCATTCTTTATAGCTACTCTTAAAGCACTATGTCTAGTCAACTTACTTCCATATTTTAGTTGCTTCTTTTTTCATCCTATCAGACCACATCCACGAATCTGTATTAGGATACTCTAAGTTAGCTAATTCTTCTTTATCATCACTTAACGATAAAAATCTTTGTATTGTTAAAGCTGCTTTCTTCAGTTGATTCTTGTATTTATCTAATGATTTTAAAATAAACTTTTTATGATCTTTAGGACTAACAAAAAACAAATGCATCTTCTTGTCTGGATAAGCCATTGAATATAAAGCCATTTGTCTAAGTTGTGCTTCTGTAGGTTGACTTGGCAACCTAGTTGTTGTTTTTAAATCGACTACAGTGTCATCAAACAAAAAATCAACGTAGCCAATAATAGGAATCGGAAAGTCATCTAACATCACCTCTACTCTTTCTTGATATCCTTTTACCTTAGGATATTTGAAGTTTTCATCTATAACTTCGCCAAACTTTACTAATGACTTTCTTTCTTTTTCACACTTAGGTTCTGCAAGATCAATGCCAACTTCAGCACATAAAGAGATAAACTTTTTATCTAAGCCATCAAAATCAAATGTTCCTTTTTCTTGTTTCTCAGATAAAGTGTGCTCTAAGGCTATACCTCTTAAAGCACTTGCTCCACCTGATGATTTCATGCCAAACAAATATCGCATAACCCATAAAGGTTTGTCATTGATATATGTATTTATACTACTTGGAGATAAATAATTTATGTTATGGACACTAAAGGGATTATTAGATTTAGCCACTACTTATCAACATCAATGTCTATAAAATCCTCTACAGTTTCTACATCAGCGGCAGAAGGATTCTTTTGTTCAGTTTGAACTTTTTCTTCCCATTGCTTACAGATGTAATCATTAAAGTTCTTTATAAAATCATTGAAGTCGTGAAATAGTTTTTCGTCTTCTTCTGTTATCTCAAACTCCTCACTAAAATCTACTTTAGCAGTTGGAGTATAAAACTTACTTCCATTAGGTAATGGATTCTCTATAGTGTTATCAAAATGCAAAACATACTGTAGTGGTAGTTTTGATTTAGCTGAATATTCAGCAAACCTATCACCTAAAGTTTTAAATGCATCCTTGTTATCAATCTCCCAAATAAAAGGATAAGCTGCAGTTACTTTATCGCCTACAGGCTGACCATTTTGATCTACTGCATCTTCCAAAGATACTGTTCCAAATATAACTCTAACTCTTTTAATTTGCCTAATTAAGTCTTGCATGTCTGGAGAAAGAGCTTTGAAATCTTCTACATAACCTGAAGGCTTGCCACAATTAAACTTTCCTGTGTTATCTTTTAAATCCATATTTAAACTATCTGCCATAATAGTTCTATGAAAAGAACCTTTAGGTTGCCCTTCTTTAGCACCCATGTTAGCAACGTATCTTCTTAACATAAACCTTTGCATAAAAGGTCTGAGCGTCATAGTCTTTGCATATATAAACTCTGATCCATCTTCGCCAACTAATTCAAGACGATAGCTACCACCTTCTATTATCTCAACATTGGATAGCTTGCCATTGACTTCTACTTGACCCATAACAGGTGAATGCCAAATTCTTAATCTATTTAAATTGCTTGTTTTCTTAGGAACTTTCCTATCTGTAGCTATACCCATTGCTCTTGCAAGGTTTTCGTAGCTATCAGTTCTTATGTTTGCTAATTCATTCATGAATTTCTCCTTATATAAAGTAACATAGTTTTATCACGAGACATCTTTTGTGTCAAGCCAGTTGTTGCCCATCTTAGCCTCCAACAACAAAGGTATATTAAAATCAATATTATACTCTCTATCAATAATTGATTTCATATCTGTGTTTACAGATTTAATGATGTACAATACCTGTTTCTCTTCTTCGGGGTGTACATCAATTACAATTGAATCATGAACTGTGTTCACAATACAAGACTTACAAGTTGATAACCTTTTATCTATTTCCATTAATATCAATGGCACAATGTCTGCAGTTGCGAAACTTTGTACTGGATAATTTTTTATCTGTGTAAAATTACTAACTGAACCATTTCTTCTTCTTTGTATATTTGGAAAAGAAAACTCTCTGCCTGATGGTATCTTAATTTTATTTGTTGTTACAGCCTCTTTAGCCAATCGGGAATGCCAAACTGCGATCCCTTTGTACTTCTTCGTGAACTGTTCGTAGTACGAGGCTTCGGCTTCCGTTCTGCCAAATCCTGTCGCACCATACAACGGAGCAAAGGTATGTGCTTTAGCTTCTTGCCTAGTCGTGAACTGACCTGATTTCGTAATAACGTCAGCAGTGTACGAATGTACATCAAACCCTGTTTTAACTTCATTTATTGCTACCTCATCTTGTGATAAATATGCGGCTGTTCTAAACTCTAACTGTGCAAAGTCAGCCTCTAAAATCTTGCCGCCTTCCCAACGTGAAACAAAAACCTTCTTAACTGGAAACGTGCCACCTCTAGGCATGTTCTGCATGTTAGGATCTGCTCCACTAAATCTTCCTGTCGCTGTTCTATGTTGTAATAGTCTTACATGTAACATTCCATCTTCCTTTGTGTGTACTTTTATTCCCTCTACAAAAGATGATAAGTATGTATCTAATGCTGACAATCTCTGTATATCAGTTAAAAAGTTAAAAGCCATTGTTGAGTTTGTCCTCTTTGTGACATGTTGTAAAACTTCTAACATTTTTTTATTAACACTAAATCCGTTTGCACTTGCCCATTTTACATTTGGTGGATTAAATTTAAACCCTGCAATCCTATCTTGCTTGACAAAGATGTAGCCATTGCCTGAGCACTCAGCACATTTAGGAAGTCTTGCATAGGGTGTTCCATCCTTTTTAACTTTATGTATTAATCCTGATCCACCACAAGTATGGCACTTTTCAGCTTTAGTTTTGTATATGATATCTGTATTCATTTTTACCAAGTTGGTAAATTTTGCTTTATCCATGTGTGGTTCAAAGTTATTCATCCAAGTTGTTTTATCTTTTGGTTTTCTACTGTAAAGAATCCAAGACATTTGTTCTGGACTATTGAGATTGATAGGAGTGTCGCCCATTAAATCTTTTACTTGTATCTTTAATCTTTGTTCTATCTCTAACTTTTCTTTTTGAAACTCTGTCTCTACAGATTTAAGTGTATCTGTATCAACCTTAAACCCCCTACGGTATATCTTTGCTAATGCTACAGATACTTTGTTGGTAAAAACAACTGTGCTCATAAGTCCTGCGTCTTGTTCAGAGTTTAATCTTTTATTTTGTAAATTGCAAAGCTCTTGAGTTGCATGCAGATCAGCAGATAAATATTCTTTTAATTCATCTCTTGGTATGCCGTCTACACCTACACCTTGATCGAAGTAATGTTTTAGTGTTCCTTCTTTCTTTGTCGGTAGATCATGTCTTATTGCACATGCCTCAAGTGATAACGGTTCTTTCTCTCCTCGTTGTAATATGTACTCAGCTAACATTGTATCAAAGACCGGGCCATCATATTTGTATCCTGTTTCCCACAACCACATTAGATCATAAGCAATGTTATGACCAATGAGGATAGTAGTGCGATCTAATAGCTCTTGTAAATATATACCTTCCTTAACATCCATGTTAAACAAATGTTCTTGTCCATTGTCTTCTAAACATCCAACCAATACAAGTTTATTGGTGGGTTCAAATGGATCAAGGTGCATTTTACCGTCTCTTTTTATAACT